CTTCTAGACCAGTCAATTCCGCAAGAACTTTTATTTCCTCTGTTTTTTGTTCAACGCTTAATTTCATAGCCTTCTTCATCAAGGCAATTGATATTAAATAATCTTCTTCGCCCTGGGACATGACCTGATAAGGGTCCATACCCAAAAGTACTGCGTATGCGCCCGTCTCTATGTACGGGTCATCATCCAGGGCTTTTAAAAAGCTTCGTCTGCCTCAGAGCCAGCAACACCACTCCATTTAAAGAGTTTGTTTGCTGTGTCGATAAGGTCACCTTCTGTAAGGTAAACACCCAAGACAACGTCTGATGCTCGTTGTGCTTCAATGCCAATTGCATTAGCAAGATCCATGTCAAACTTTGTCCAGTCGCCCTTAGGCTCACCTGTCTTTAGTGAAAGCTTATTGTCGGTGTCTCCATCAACAACAGCGTATACACCCATGCATGAATCAATAAGCATGTCTGCGTTAGCAAGAAGTGACCAGTCTTCTCCACCGGCCTTACGGCGCTTTTCGATTGCCTTGTTTAGCTTTACTGCTGAAACTGGCTTAAATCGAACGTAGAGTTCTGGTTCGTCCCAACGTGGGACTTTGATGTCCGTGTACAGTTCATTTACAATCTCTGCACGACGTGTGCGCAGGGAAGCAAGAGCGTTTAGGCCCTCGCTCCCCTGAGCGTCGTCATTTTCCGATTCGGTTGTTACATTAAAATCAACCATGTGTTCCTCCAATGGTGTAGTTATTTATTTAAAACTTAGTTGCTTACTGTCTCAACAGCAATGTCAATCTCGTACATTCTAGCAGCATTTGACGTTGAGTCTGTACCGCCGTCCTTTACATTGACAAGGCGACCAGAGTAGGAACGAGCAGCGCCCGCTCCGTTAAAACTGTTACCTTCGTCGTCAAGTGGCTGAAGTGTGACTGTGCACATAACTCGGCCAGCAAGGTTGTGAAGGTCAGCAAGAATAGCGTGATCAACCTGAGTTTCGTAAACCTTGGTCAAAACAACGTCTGAGTAGCTTGGTAGTGAAAGGTATGTAATTTCAGGTCCCATTCCACCAGGACGGTGCTTGTTTACTGGAGCAGTAACGTCTCCACCAGAAAACTTGTCAAAAATGATTGATGTTCCCGTTGTTAGAGAATTCATCTTTGGTGCCGCTGCTGGGATGGTTCCGATTGTCAGAGTGGCAAGCCACTGTTGCTCAGAACCGTAATTGTGTGTAGTGTAGAAAGCCATTTATTTCTCCTTAGATTTTTTTAATTAAGCTGGAAGGGTAGCGTTAGAGAGATATTTGGTTACATTAACAGTAACAAACTCACCAAACGGCGACATTTTTAGGTTTACCAATGCATTGATTTGACCCGCAGCAATAGTTGCTGGAGTGTTCACCTGTGGACCAACATTCACTGAGAATGATTGATCTGCTGAAGCACCGTAAAGGCTTCCGCGTGTCCAGTATTGCTGACAGATTCCAGAAAGTGCTCCGGCAAATCCACTGAATACGTGACCCTTACCATCAATTTCTTGGAACATAAATGCTTCACCAGCAACGTCAAAGTCTTGAATAATTTGCATACGGAAACGAGCGTTGTTGAGGTATGTCCAATTGCCTGATGTGTCAAGTGAACGATATCCGTAAATAGCAATTGCTCCAGTGTTTGAAACAGTGCGAATTACGTTAACACCTGCGTTGTTTAGAAGCGCACGATCGTTTGCAGAGTATACAGTTGTTACGCCAGTTGCGTAGTTTGAAGCACCATTTGCAGATCCAGCAGAAGGAACGTTTGCGTCATACTTAGTGTCGTTTGCAGCCATTTTTCCAGCAGCAAGAGCCGAAGGAGCAACGGTGCGAGCAAAACCCTGTGTAGCGCCTGGGTAGTTTACCCATGGAGCAAAGATTGCTGCGTGTGATGTGTCAAGTCCAGTAGATTGAAGAGTGTTAACGTCTTGAATAAGAGCTGCTGGGTTGTGTGATGGGTTTGCGTCAAGAATTGCAATACGGTTGTATTGTTGCGCGTGGTTCACAAGCGCTGCGTAAGCAGTTTCTGAGTGAGCACCTGGGTAAGAAACTTGTCCAGGACCATAGGTGTCAATAAACTGGCTAAGTGCATCTGTGATGTCTGAGTCAGCTGTTGTTGCGTCTGCTCCTGAAGCAAAGTAAATTGAAGTTGTTGTGTTTGTTGTTGGAAGTGCTGCTGATCCAGCAACTGTTGAAACAGAAACAAGGTTCTTTGCACCCTGAAGTGAGTTCAACCATTGGTTAAGTTGAAGTTCTGCGTGATCGGCAGAGAACTTTGGTGATGCTGCAATAAGAACACCGTTAAGAACAACGCTTGCTGCGTATGTTGTTGTAGTGTTAATTGTAGTGTTTGTAAAGTTAATTACAAGACCTGCTGGGCTTGCGTTAGAGCTGTTTGCCCATGATCCGTTACTTACAGCGGTGAAGCTGTTTGTTCCGAGTGTGGCAACTGCGGCTGTTGCGCCAGAAGCTGGTTGAAGGATAGAAACGTTAGCAACGAGTCCGCCTTCTTTGAAATAAATGTCAAGCGCATCGTAAAGCAATGTGCTGTCAAGGACAACTGAAGCGGGGCTAACGGTGTAACGTCCAGTTAGTTGACCACCGACAAACTGACCAAAGTAGGTAGTGAAGTCTGCGGTTGAACTGCATGGAACAACAACGTTGGCTGGTCCGGCGGCGTTACCGACGACGAACCATTGACCGGTTGGGTTGATGCCCTGAGAATTTGAAGCGCTGGCGGTAACGTTTACGTTTACGCCGGGAGCTGAACTAGCCATTTGCGTTCTCCTGTTGGATTAGCGTCTCAGTTTCCTGAGGACGTGGGTTTTTGTTTGGGTTGATTTTCTTTGGTTCTTCCTTAACTTCAACCTTTTCAACTTCAGGGGTTGCGTTAGAAACAACGGTTAAAAAACCATTTAAAATGTGTGCATCTACGATTGGTCCGTTTTCAACGGTGTATTCGTGTGATGGCGCAAGGGACCTGCCCTTGTCGTCAAAAATAACGTGCTTAGATTGAACGATTACTTTTTGTTTGCTCATATATTTTCCTTGTCAACATTAACGTTTACCGATTCGATCTCATAAAGAGGTTCGGGGGCTTCCGTTGATGGTCCGGTATTCATGCCCGTTGGGGCAAATTCTGGTGACGGAGGTCCTCCGTACATATTCATTGCATTTCCAACGGTGACGGCAAAACGAAGGTGAGCAATACCCGTTGTGCGACCACTTGAGTGTTCGCCTTCTGCGTATTCTTCACCTTCCCAAATGGTAGTTTGAGCAAGACCATTTAGGCCACGGTGTTGAATTATTGCAGCGCGAACCGCCGCTGCGTAAGCAGAGGTAAGCGCTTGTGTTTCTTGCCAGTCTTTTGTACCGTACACGTAGACCATTACTTCTACGCGCCAATTTGTACGAATGGCATCTTGATAAATTCTCGGTATACCGATTGTATTTGGAACAGATACAAGAATTGCGGCCGATGCATTTCTTGGAAGAGTTCTAAATTCAGGACGGTGACGATATTCAAATGGTTCTACAAGAACGGTGCTTCCAAGATTGCGATTAATTTCAGCAATATAGGTTGGTAACCATTCTTGTAATGTTTTATAAAAAGCTTCTTGAACGGAATGTCCACCATACAATGGCCCGAATACTTCGTCGGTGTATGAAAGATTCCAGTCAGTCCACCAATCGCGTCTTGCCATTATTCTGTGTACATCCCATCTTTAGCTTTTTGTCCGTAGCTACTTTTAAAAGTGCTCCAGGAGTGTTTTACAGATTCAAGACCTTTAGCATCCATTGCTCCATTGCTGGAGGTTTTAACAATTCTGTTAATGTCTGCTTCTGTAAGTCCGTTTTTTGCTTTAGCAGCGGCATCTTTAAGAGCCGTATCTGCTCGTCTTGCAACTAGCAAATCACCGTGATGATCGTAAGGGGATTTTGTTGGATCTCTCATAGCCATGTGATCAGCAAAAGCGCGGTCTTCGCCCTTTTTGACTGAACTTGGTTTGTCGAGCCAATCTTTTCTTTTTAAGTTTCTACTGCGGCGCATGCCTTCGGTAGACCTGCCCTTTTTCTCAGCTTCATTATTAAGCTTTCGAGAACCAAGACTAAAGTATTCCCACATAATAACTCGTGCTTCAAGAAGAAATCCTGGTGCAAGAGTTATAAACTCACGCCTAACTCCGTCGACAGTATCGCCTGTCTGATGAAAGTAACCGTAATTTTTTGCAGAGCCACCGTATTGACCGGGTGCTCCTCGTTTTGTTGGGTTAATAACTGCGTTAAGACCATGTTTGCCAAGTGGCAAAATTTCAGGCATTGTTGCAGCAGTTTCCAAATAACCAAAATTAACCAGAGTGTGATTTCCACCTCTTCCGGTTTTTTCGTTAAGCCATTTGTCTGATGCAGGTTGCCATGTTTGTGTACCAAATACAGAAGCACCGTTTTCAGTAAAACGCTCTGCTTCCATTATTTCAAAAAGCTGCATAACGTCATAAAGACCTGGAGTTGGATCCAATAATCTTTTACTTATAATGTCTAGTTTTGCTGATGCTTTTGATACACCGTTTATTTTAAGACCAAATTTGGCTCTTGCCATATTAGCCTCTTACCCAAGGACCGATCAATTTGTTAACCGTATTTTCCATTTCGTCAAGGTTCATTTCACGACGAATTTGAGGTTCGAACTCAAGCATAATGAATTTAGCTGCCTGAAACAAGCAGGCACGACGAAGTGACGCTGGGATACCGTTTGTGTATCCACCATCGTAAACGACTTTAACACGCGTACCTTCTGGGGCAAATGTACCAAGTCGAAGCCATACGTGGCCATCGGTAACATCTGGTCCAACAATTCCACCATGTGCAAAATTAATTGGTTGGTGATCACCATAGGTGCGGTAAATGTCCATGGACTGAATGTTGTAGGTCCACAATTCCGGATATACCGGAGCGAATTGGTCAAGCCAGAAGTGACGTACAAGAGTTGACGCACCAAGAGCAATGGCTTGAGAAAGACCCAGAGATCCATAGATGTCTAGTGGCATATCGGCGTTATTGCCGTATTCCATTGGGTCAATGCCGAATAGGCGCTCTTGAAAAATGTGACCTGTAAAAGGTGCCAAACGGCGACCCGTCAAGTCCTCTAAGTGAGTTGTTGCCTCAACCAAAATGTCCGCAATAAGCGTAGGTTCGAGGTCAACAACTAACTCGGGATAGCGACGTTGAAAGTCAGCAACACTGGCAAGTGAAACGGGATCGGAATATTGTGACCCGTTGTTTGCCATGATTACTCCTTCTTTGCGCGACGCTTAGTTGTTGATGCTGCATCTAGTGCAGACGTGATGTCGGGCGATGTTGGGTCTTCTTCAGGAGACTTAATAGCCTTCTTTGGAGCAACCTTTTCAACTTCTTCCTCGACAACTTTTTCAATCTTTTTTACTTCTTTTTGTACCTGGTAAAATAGTTCACCGGGAATACTCAAAAGGGAATGAGCCAAACGTACTGGCACTTCAATAGCGCCTTCGTCTCCAGCTTTCTCCCAAGAGTAACCCTCGGTGCCACCTGGTTCTTTTGCTGCAATTAATGGCATTATAAAACCTTTCTGAGATAAATCCAGTGAGGTGGGTAGGGGAGGAACGAGGGAACCTACCCACCCCACTGAAATCTGACTACCTAATTAGTCAACGATGAAGTTAGGAGAGTAAGAGCTGTTTGTTGGTGTTACACCATTTCCAGCCTTGCTGTCCAATGCGCTTGCAACGTTTGCAAGGCGACCAATGTACTTAGGAGCACGAACAGCGAGCGTTGTGTCCGCAACGAATGCGAATGGCAAGCTGTCAGGTGATGAAGTAGTTGGGTACACGTTAACTGGCTGCATTTCACGTACGAATGGTCGTGTGATGTAGTTGGAGTCGCGTGACAATAGGTAGATGCTCTGCTCACCTTGTGAGGTAAGTGGGTGCAATCCTGTGTTGCTGTAAGCGTAAGCAGCAGTAGGCGATGCCTGTGTGTGGCTTCCGTTCATGCAAATAAGGGTTGTTCCGTTGTCAACAATCTTTGTTGTAGCCCAAATGTTTCCAGTTGAGTCAAGGAAGTTTGCGTCAACAATACCGAGGAGGTTGAAGTCAGTGTTAGCTGGGCTTGTTCCTGCTGCGCGGTATACCTTGTAGTGAGTTGGCTGTGATCCTTCTGGACCTGTTGGGGTCGAGAATGAAAGTGTGCAAGCAGTGCTTGAAGGTGAAAGCTTTGCAGTTGCAGCAGCTTGGATTTCTCCAAAACGAGCAATTACAGGAGCAACCTTGTATGTGAAGTCTCCGCTCAATGAACCAGTTCCAGTTGCAGAACCAGAAACAGTTCCCATTTGGTTGGTACGTGGTGAGAGGAATGATGTCTTAACAATTGGCACACCACGGTATGTAGGCACGATCAAACCAGCAGCAATTTCAACCTGGTCAACAAAACGTTGTTGGTTGATAAGGAGCTGTGAAAGACGGCTGTTAGCGTTTGGTGACATGAGGAACATCCACTCAGCGTTTTCGATTGGCTCTGCAACATTGCTCTCAACGAGGTCAATGAGAAGGTCAAGTCCACCGAGTGAAAGGTTGTTTCCACCGAAGTCAATTGCATTTTGGTCAACGCCGTCAACCCATGGGTTGTAAGCAGCGCCTGCCCAAGTAGCAGATCCACCGTAGTTGTCGATTGCACCGCCACCGATACCCTGTGAAGGGCCACCAGTTGATGCAGATGAGAATGACGAACAGATAACGTCAAGTCCGTCGAATTGTGGGTATGGACCCGCAACTGTAGGTGCACCAGCACCCCAGACTAGAGCGTTTTCAATGTCCCAGTAAAGACCGCGGGCAGCACCCTCGATTTCACGGGCACGAAGGTCGCCAATGAGGTCAGCTGTTACAGCCTGTGAGTAACCAGTTACAGCACCGACACTTTGCAGCAAGCGAATTTGGAAGTTCTCTTGTGCGTAGTTTGATGTGCTGACAGGGCGTGCGCCACCGTCGGTTACGAATCCACCCGAAGGTAGGGTTGTACGCTTGTTGAAGTAGTAAACTGTTGAGCCCCACTTGGTTGACGGTAGTGCACGAACTAGCGGCGCGTAGCGGCGCTGGTATTCGAGCAATACTGGGTCAATCTGCTTTTGTACTAGTGCGGCAGCACCAGCAGCAGTGAGGGCTTCTTGCAAGTCGTTTGACATTTGCTTATCTCCTTAAAGATTGTAGTTGGTTAGAAGCCGCGCTCGGCCTGAGCGAACTTGTTTGCGAAGAATGGAGTAGATCCCCAAACTTCATTTTGTACCTTACGGAACGAAGTCGAGTTCATCTCGGCCAGTGCCTCAGGGGTTAGTTCAGCCTCTGACAAGTCAGAAGCGTCGTTGCCTACCGATGAGCCAACGAGTCCCTTGCGGAACACCTTGCCAGTACGGTAAGACTCGATAGCGTTGTTTTGAGCAGCTTCAACAGCTTGCTTTGCAGCTGCTTGAGCAGCCTCGGCAACCATTGCAGCAACTTCTTCAGCGCTGAACATCTTGTTTTCAGTCACATTTGTCTCCTGTGATTCTGTAGTTGATTCCTCTGCAGCAACTTCTTCAGCAGCAGCTTCT